TTTATAGACAACTTGCGTGGTCAGATGCAGATGTAACACTAGCAGCATTTGATTGTCATGAAGATTTAATGGGTCGTGTAGGGCAAATTAAGTTTGATCAATTTAATAATGTTATTGATGCTCTTGACAAGACCCCAGGCTGCAATTATAATTACATGTGGGGGGCAATGTCTGTTCAAAATGTTTATATTAATGAAGAGTTGCCAAACCCAGGTGTTCAGATTATGGATTGGGTTAATGAAGGTAAAAATGTTAAGGCGGTATTTGCACAAGGCAAGTACTTAGATATTGGAACAGTAAATGGTCTTAAAATGTTGTATAGAGAGGAATTATAATGGCAGATTACCCAGATAGAAATAATTATCAATCATGGATAACAGACCTTCAATTGATAGCTACTGGAGCACCTTCAGGTAGCAAGATTATTGTATCCTGTTTAGAAATCATGGAGATGCTTATTAAAAAGAATGTTTCATACGGAGATTCCGCACTTAGCCCAGTTAGAATTTTTGCACAATCTGACAACATTGAACAAATTAAAATTAGAATTGACGATAAAATCAACCGTGTAAAGAACAATCAAGGTTTTGCTGGAGACAACTATATTGATGATTTGATTGGTTATTTAATCTTACTTAAACTTGCTATTGACAAAGATAGGTCTAAAGGAGTATAATAGATTATGCCTACATATCAGTATGCTTGTATTGAATGTGAGACAAGCAAAGAAGTAACAAGAGGGTTTAATGATCAAGAATCATTACCCGCCTGCCCTTCATGCGGATATAGTATGGCAAGGGTTTACAACGCTCCAGGAATATCGTTTAAAGGATCAGGGTTTTATAAAACAGATAATGGATAATTCAGTAGAACTTGCAAGTCAGTTTGATCAAATGAATAAAGTTGTAGAGGAATTGCTTAAAGGTAACTCCCCTGCAAAAATTGCCACAAGCCTAGGATTGACCAGAGTTCAAGTAGAAAACCACGTAAAGAGTTGGAAAAACTTTGTGCAAGATAACAAGGTTATTCGTGAACGTGCAAAAGAAGCATTGGCTGGAGCAGATGAACATTACAACATGCTTATTAAAGAAGCATGGGATGTTGTTCACGAAGCTGGGGTTGCAGCAGAACTTAACACAAAAAATGCGGCATTAAAATTAATTGCTGATATTGAAGCCAAGCGTATTGATATGCTTAATAAAGCGGGAGTTCTTGAAAGCGATTCTATGGCTGATCAAATATTAGAATCAGAACGCAAACAAGACATATTGGTTGGAATACTAAAGGATGTTACTGCAAACTGTGAACACTGTAAATGGGAAGTATCACGCAGATTATCTCAAGTTACAGGACAAGTTGAAGCAGTAATAGTAGACTAATGTCAGACTTTAACATATTCTTAGATGCTCTTGAGGGCGATGAATTTGTAGAAAAGCCAGCACCGCTTGAAGAATTTGTAACAAGCAAAGATTATTTAGGTTTGCCACCTTTGTCGGAATATCAATATACAATGATTAAAGCATCTACTCAAATTTATAAACAAGAAACTTTAATTAAAATTTACGGAGAAGATGAAGGTCGAAAGATCTTTAAACAAACATGTAGCGAAGTAATCCTACAATTAGGTAAGGGTTCTGGTAAAGACTATACTTCTACAATTGCTTGTGCATACATGGTGCATTTACTTCTTTGTTTAACAGATCCAGCCAGATATTATGGTAAACCACCAGGCGATGCAATTGATATTATTAATATTGCTATTAACGCAGTACAAGCAAACCGAGTATTCTTTAAAGGTTTTAATCAACGTATTGAAAAATCACCATGGTTTCAGGGTAAATATACATCAAAAGCAAACATGGTTGAATTTGATAAAGGTGTAACAGTTCACTCAGGTCACTCTGAAAGAGAAGCTTGGGAAGGATACAACGTTCTTGTTGTTATTCTTGACGAAATTTCAGGCTTTGACTTGGAATCAACATCTGGAAATGAACAAGCAAAAACTGCATCATCAATTTATAAGATGTATCGTGCATCTGTAAATTCTCGTTTTCCAGATTTTGGTAAAGTTATTTTGCTTTCATTCCCACGTTTTAAAAACGATTATATTCAACAAAGATACAATGAAGTTATTGCTGAAAAAGAAATTGTTTTGCGTCATCATAAATTTAAAATTGATCCAGATCTTCCCGATGGGGTTGAAGGAAATGAATTTGAAATGGAGTGGGAAGAAGACCATATAGTATCCTACAAAATACCCAGAGTATATGCACTTAAAAGGCCAACATGGGAAATTAACCCCACCCGCAGTATAAATGATTTTACTATTGACTTTTACACAGATCCAACTGATGCTCTATCTCGCTTTGCTTGTATGCCACCAGATGCTACAGATGCTTTCTTTAAAAATCGTGCAGTAATTGAAAAAGCTTTTGTCAACCCTAATTTAAATGTAGATTTATATGGCAGATTTGCTGATTCATTTAAACCAAATCCAGATAAATGGTATTACGTACACGTTGACCTTGCACAAAAACATGACCATTGTGCTGTAGCTTTAGCGCATGTGCACAACTGGGTTACAATGAAAATTGGAGATAAGATGAAAGAAGCTGCTCCAAGAATTATAGTTGATGCAGTTAGGTTTTGGACTCCAACAGCATCAAGATCAGTAGATTTTACAGAAGTAAAAGATTATATAATTAGTTTAAGAGAACGTGGGTTTAATATTAAAATGGTTACATTTGACCGTTGGAACTCTCACGATATGATGCAACAATTAAAGGCACACGGTATAAATTGCAATACACTTTCTGTTGCTAAAAAACATTATGAAGATATGTCGCTTTGTATAACTGAAGAACGTGTTGATGGACCCAAAATCCAATTATTGATTGATGAATTGCTTCAATTGCGTATTGTAAAAGATAAGGTAGACCACCCCAGAAAGGGCTCTAAAGACCTTTCAGACGCCGTTTGCGGGGCTATCTATAACTCAGTAGCCCTAACACCTAGGGATATAAACCCTGAAGTAGAGCTTTATACTTATGCTGGTGTTTTTGCAGATGAGTTAGATCAATTAAGAAAAGAATCAGATGCTAGATTAATCAGAAATAAAACAATTAAACTTCCAGATAAACCTGAAATGCCTTCAAATTTGCGAGATTATCTTGGAATAGAAGATGATGAAGATGCATTTCCTATTGACAGCATGCGTGTACTCTGATAGACTACAACCTATAACTACTAACAAAGGAATAAAATAAATGCTAGGTAATGGCACAATGAGAACAATTGAAGATGAAAAAGATATTTATATTTCTCTTACACAACTTTGCGAATATTTTACACAATCTGCTGTAAATATGCAAAAAGAAGTTAAAGAAGCAGATCCAAAAAATCAAAAATATGCAGCGGGACTACTTGATATGATGCATACAATTGCTGATGAAATGGTACAGCTTGGTAAATTTGAAGCACAACGTCGTTTAATTAATAGTCCAGAAGATTTATTAAAAATGATTGACAATAACCCATTTGGTAAAATAGAATAAATTGCTTTGATGCCCCATAGCTCAATTGGCAGAGCACCGCACTGTTAATGCGGGTGTTCCTGGTTCGAGTCCAGGTGGGGCAGCAAGTTATCAACTTTTAATTAGAAAGAGTATAATTATGAATATGACAGCAGAACCAACAGCAATTGTAGAAGAAAAAGAATATATTTTAAGTCCACTTGATCGTTGCGATCAATGTTCTGCAGAAGCATTAGTTCTTGTAAAAGGTGTCACAGGAGAATTAATGTTTTGTGGCCATCATTATAAAATAAATGAAGAAGCTTTATCAAAATTTGCATATGAAATTGTTGATGAGCGTGAAAAGTTAATAGAAAATAAATCAAAAGGACAAGATTACTAATATTTTTTGGGGACAATAGCTTAGTTGGTTAAAGCCCCGAACTCATAATTCGGTAATCGTAGGTTCAAGTCCTACTTGTCCCACAAGGCCCCCCTAGCCCAGCGGTAGAGGCAGTGGACTTAAAATTCACACAGCGTTGGTTCGAATCCAACGAGGGGTACGAGACTACAGATGGCACTTTCTTAGGATGTTATAGTTACATATATATCCCCGTAGCGTAAGAGTTGCGGTGAGATGGCAGGAGCCATTCGTTGTGGAATCCATCTGTAGTTCTCTTTGCGAATATTGCATAGTGGTAGTGCGTAACCTTGCCAAGGTTAATGTGCGAGTTCGATTCTCGCTATTCGCTCTAAGGAAGATTGGCTGAGTGGTCTAAAGCAATCGGTTGCTAACTGGTCGTAGAATAAAATCTACCATAGGTTCGAATCCTATATCTTCCGCACATTCCCAGATCGTCTAACGGTAGGACACCGCCCTTTGGAGGCGGGTATCTTGGTTCGAATCCAGGTCAGGGAGCAAATAATGTTATAATATATTATATTAATTTTTAGGAGATAAAAATGCCTTATAAAATTGTTCAACATGGAAATAAATTTTCAGTAGTAGCACAAAATACTGGACACGTTGCTGGTACACATCCAAGCAAACAAAAAGCACAAGCGCAAATGGCAGCATTGTATGCTAATGAACCAGAGGCAACAAAAAAGTGTATGACATGTGGTTGTGACGATTTAGGCAATGATCATCATTATATTTCAGATACAGAAAAATGCACATCTTGTATTGATAAAGGGCAGGGGCCATGCTGGGAAGGATATGAGTATGCTGGAACTAAAAATAAAAATGGTAAAACGGTTCCAAATTGTATTCCCGTTAAAAAAGCTGATGGTGGATATCAACCAAATGCAGGAATGAAAGCCGCTGCACGTAGAGCATTAAAATGGAGAGATGCAGGAATGGCAACTGGCGCAGGAACTCCTGTTGGCTGGGGTCGTGCAAGTGATATTGTTGCTGGAAGGTCAATGTCTCTTGATACAGTTAAAAGAATGTATTCATTTTTTTCACGTCATGAAGTAGATAAAAAAGGAAAAGATTGGAACAAACCTTCCAACGGAAAAATTATGTGGAATGCCTGGGGCGGAGATGCTGGATATGCATGGTCTCGTGCAATTGTAAATAAAGAAAACAAAATTGAAAAAGAATCAGCAGGCGCTGGAAGATTGGGCGGGGGCAATGGATTTAAACTTGAATACAATGTTCCAGATTGCCAAGGCGGATATGCTATTACTAAGGTAGGAACTGGTCAAGTAATTGGTTGTTATACAACTAAAGCACATGCAGAAGAAGCTATGAAAGCAATTGCAGTAAATGAGCCTATTGTAAAAGGTGGAGATCCAGTTCCAACAAAAGATTCAACATCTATTTGGGATGGAGTATTTGAACCAACAGGAGATATAGTTTCTGGAACAAATTTTGGTGATCGTATGGGAGATGTTGGTTGGAGATCAACTTATAATAGCCCACCACAAAATGACGGTAAGCCTAGTGCGGGATACGGAAACCGATCAGATCAACACGGTAGATCTAATTCATAATTTGTGATATAATATATTTACAGAATGCCGTAAGGGTTCTGAATTTAAACTAACTTGCTGAAAAGGAGCTAAGTAACATGACAAATCTAGTATATAAAGACCCATTTCTACAAATTCAATCTATTTTTAATGATCCGTTTTTTCTAGGATTTAATGATCAATTTGTAAGATGGGAATCAAATAAGAAAACAACATCTCAATTCCCACCATATAATGTAAAAAAAGTTGACGAGGACAATTATGTAATTGAACTTGCAGTTGCGGGATATTCTCGTGAAGACCTTGATATTAAGGTAGAAAAAGATACTCTAACAATTAAAAGCGATAAAGATAATAACGATAAGTCTGATTTCTTGCATCGTGGGATTGCTGGACGTAATTTTACACAACATTTTACATTAGGTGAATATATGAGTGTTAAGTCAGCTTTACTTGAGAATGGAATGCTTATCATTAAGATTGAGCGTGAACTTCCAGAGGAAGCTAAGCCTAAAACCATTAAAATCAAATAAGGTATATAATATAAATCTGCACCCCTTCATCGGGAAGTCGCAGGTTGTGACCTGAGTAAGTCCTAAAACTGCTCTTTATTTTTTATCTTTTGTTACGGCTTTTTCAATTCTATCAATTGAATCACGCAATGATGATCCGCCGTTATTAAATAATTCAGCTTTGACTATGCCGATTTCTTTTTCAATATTATCAAATCTTGCATTACCGTGTGCTAATCTTTCTACCACACCTGGATACTCTTCTGTTCCATACCAGTCATCCATAAACCTAGTCATAGATTGTACAAAGTGATACAATTTATGTAAGATAAATCCAATAGATGCAAGTGCAGTTGCTGCACCACCAATAATAATTAATATATTAACAGATGACATGATAGGTTAATTATACATTGTGATTTATATCACGCCAAATTATTGACAAAAATATAATAAATAGACTATAATAAGAATAACAAACAAGGGAGAATCATGGGAAGTAAAAAGAATCAAATGAAAATCAAGGCGGCACTTGAAGTGCGTATTGCTAAGACTCCAAATAAGCCAGGATTTAAGAAACCAGGCTCAATGAACAAGAAAAAAACGGGGTTTGTCAAAATTGCCCCTCTTAACAAATAGGGTATAATAAATACATGGAAGCATTAATTAAAGTACTAAAAGAACTGCAAGCAGATTCAATGAATATGTATGCACAATCACATGGGTATCATTGGAATGTAGAGGGTCGTATGTTTAGTCAAGATCATAAATTTTTCTTAAAAATTTACGAAGATCTATTTGATTCAATTGATACATATGCAGAAAATATTCGTAAATTAAATGCAAAAGCACCATTTGGATTAGCTCAGCTACAAGCAAACAGCGATTTAAAAATTAATGATTCACTTGAATTAAGTGCCACACAAATGTATCTTGAATTAATTACAACAAACAATCATATTATTGAAAAACTAAAGAGTGCTTGCGATGTTGCAGATGCTTCTCGTGAACAATCAATTCTTAATTTTTTTGCAGATAGATTAGCACAGCATGAATTTTGGAACTGGCAATTGACAGCATCAATTAAAACAACTATAATGTAATTAGCAGATCAGCGTTCTGATTTATATAAAGGGTACTAGAAATAGTACCTTTTATGTTTGCCCCCATAGCTCAGAGGATAGAGCGTTGGACTTCTAAGCCAAGCGTCGTAGGTTCGAGTCCTACTGGAGGCACATGAAAAGAGACTACTTTAAAAAGTTATGGTCATCTATTTTGTCTAATGGTGTTAGGCAGGACGTTGATGGTAATTGGAATGTAATAAATTCTTCAACAAATAAAAGAAGAATGGAAGGCAAAGGTTCTTCAGTTGGCGGTCCTGCGGGAGAAAACCAAAGACCTTGGGTACCAGCAAAAATTATAGTTACACCAGCAGAGTTACAAGAAATTTGGGAAAAACAAGATGGGCGTTGTTATTGGTTTGGTGTACAATTAGATTTAGGATTACTTTATAAAGATCATCCCGATTGGATGCCAAAACATCCGTTAGCCCCGTCTATTGATAAGATAGATGTAAACGGTGATTATACAAAAGATAATATAGTAATCACATCAAGGTTTGCAAATTTTGGAAGAAATGTGTGTGACTTTGACAAATTTTATAAAATAGTAAAAACTTTAAAAGGAGAAGATATATGTCAGCAAAACCAGTACCAGCAGTTACAACCGCTCAACCAGGAACAGCCGCAAGACTATTAGAGATTGCAAAGTCACAAATTGGCGTTGTAGAAGGTCCAAAAGATAATGAAACAGATTACGGCAAGTTTACAAAGCATGATTTTCAACCTTGGTGCGGAAGTTTCTGCATGTGGGTTGCTAATCAAGCAAAGGTAACAATTCCTAATACAGTTTATACTCCATCAGGAGCAGATGCTTTTAAGAAAAACAAAAAGTGGTCAGATGCCGCAACAGCAACTCCAAAGCCTGGAGACATTGTTTATTTTGACTTTGTTAAAGGCGGGAATGCAGTAGAGCATGTAGGCATTGTTGTAAAAGACAATGGTGATGGAACTGTAACAACTTATGAAGGAAATACAAGTCCAGAACATAAAGCTACTGGAAGCCAAGCAAATGGCGGAGAAGCAGCAGAAAGAATTCGTGCTTACAAAACAAATAAGCGAGGACTACTACCATTTATTGTAGGCTTTGGTCATCCAGATTATAAGTAAAAGGATAAAAATGGAATACGATCCATCTAACGAAGAACATCGTGAGGCAATGCAACACCTTATAGAAGAAGGTGCTGCAATTCTTGACGGGATTGATGAAGATGGGGAACCAGTCTATAAGTTTGACATGAACGTATTAGAAGAAGTAATGCCAGAACTACATCAAGCTATGATGGATGATATGGACAAAGTTCTTATTGATTTATATCAAAAAGGGCTTATTGAGATAAGTTATGATGAAAACCTTAATGCTCAAATGTCCGTATCTCCAGAAGGCAGGCAGGCTTTGGAAGATGCAGGATTTGACATGGATGGTTCTGAAGAAGAAGAATATTAAGGTATAATTAACCATAAGGCGGTGATTTAAATGGATAACAACCAACAAGTAGCTGGTGCAGGAACAGAACAACCAGCAACAGCAACTCCAGTAACAGAACAAGCAGGCTCAGGTAATACACTTGCAGCTCCAGCAGTTTCTAACCTAGGAGTGCATAACCCAAGCACAATGAATACAGGAAGCCCATTCACAGGGAAAGACGTTTCAATGACAACACCACAATATGCAGGTGGACCAATTGCAACAACTGAAGCAGGCTCACACGCATAATGAATAGCAAACAATTTTTTAATGAAGTTGTTAGCATGATCAAAGCTATTGGTACTTCATCTTCGGCTAACGAGGAACGAGATGAAAGATCAGTTGAAAACTATGTTAGAGGAAATGCTAACACAAATTTAAATTCAAGTATAGGAGGTAGTATAGTGTCAAACACAACAGAACCAGATCCACAAGGAGATATTGCGGTAACAAAGTCTCTTCCAAGTGCAACAGGCGGGCCACTAATTAATCAGGAAACTCGTCCAACAAACGATGTATCAGTTGCAACAGCACCAAATAATGATGCAGTTGTTCCAAACAATGCAACATTTGATAGCTCAGCAACTTCAGCAATTGCTCCATCAAAAACAGATGAAGTTAATACACCAGATAATGTAGAAATTTCAAAAGCAGCAACATGTAAGGAGTGCGGACAAGCACTTCCAGTAGCTAAAGCTGATGAAATTGCAAAGGCAGCAACATGCCCAGATTGCGGTAAGTCAATGGACTTATGCGATTGCATGGGTAAAGTAGCTGATGCAGACGGCGCAGCAAAACCAGATGATGAGAAAGCAGAAATGAAGAAGTCACTTTGGGGCGGAGCTTTTGCACCACGTAAGTAATTAATTATATATACGTATATATATACACAAGGACGGCAACCCCGTCCTTGTGTATTTACGAAAGGAAATAATGAGAGTATTAGTTTTTGGAAGTAAAGAATGGACAGACTATAACGATTTAATTCGTCAAATTACTGTTTTAATTGATGACAGAAAGCATTTTTATCCCGATGATACAGATTATGTTTTTATTCATACTGGCATGCGGGGTGCTGAAAACATGGTCACAGAATACATAGGTAAAACAGAAAAGTTTTTAAGACAAAAAGGTTTTAGAATCAAAGAGGAATTAATTAGAGATAAATCATCTTTGTCTGATGTTTCATTAATAGAATCTAGTCCAGACTTTGCTCTTGTTTTTGGAGATAATCAAAGAAATAGATCCTGTATAAAATTATTAGAGGCTTATCAAATTCCATACAGATATATTAAAAAATAAGCTTGACACAGGCGTATATAACCTGATACAATAGATTAACAACATAACTACTAATAAAGGAATAAAATGACAAATATTGAACCATTTGGAAGCTTGCTTCTAATTGAAGAAATTGAACAGTCAGAAAGAAAAACCAATTCAGGATTGGTATTAGCGGCTTCTGTTCTTGATACAGAATTAAAGCGAGGAAAAGTAATTGCTGTTGGCACAGGAGATTATGATAATGCTGGAAATAAGCATGAAATCCCCTTGACATACGGAGATGTAGTAATATATAATGAAGGTAACGCCACTGAGGTAACAGATACTTTGGGAAGTAAATACTACTTTATTAACTGGCGTCATTTATTTGGAAAAGAAGGTAATATCTAATGTCAAAAATTGTATTAGATTATGATAAAGCACATAGTTTTGTAAGCAAGAATAAGAAGAATGGCTTCTTCTGGGATGGTTACACCATTGTAAAATGGACACCAGGTTCTAACGGTTACATGCAGAAGAATGGCATGTTCCGAAATAATCAATGGGGTTATTCCTCACGATATGAAGTCACTTCCTCTGGCACATGGGAATTAAACGACAAATATGCCAGATTTATTTAGTCAATTAGGTTTAGATGAGCAAGATGTTAAGTGGTATCA